GAGTCTTCTCAGAAGACTATTGAGGCAGCTAAAGAGCAAGCTCCTATATTCAAAGAAGCTGGTATAAAAACTTTCTTTGTACCACAAGGAAAGAAACAGGACAAAGAAGATTATATTGAATGTTTTAGATGGGCTACTGAGAATCCTGATCTTGTAGATTATATTGGCTTCAGTATACTTGCTGTACCTAATGCATATGGTATAGAACCATTTGGACATGAGCCTTCATTACATAGATTTACTTCAAGATTACATATGATGTATCAGTTAGCGGAAGCTGGATTGTTAGGAACTATTTCTCAAAATAAACAGAAGTTACATTTCTTAGGAATGGTTGATGGTCCTAATGAGATACAATTTATGTCACCTTTCAAAAGATATATTGATACTTGGGATAGTAGTAGTGCTATATGGCATGGATTGAATGGTTATGGTTATGATGATACTCCTGGTGGATTACTTCATGGAAAATTTCATATGCCTGTTGACTTTAATCACGAACCAGAGCATGATAAAGAAGATAATGATTTTTTTATTAATCTAGCTAAAGAGAATATGGGATATATTGATAAGTTAGTATATGCATATCTCTGGGGACTAGAAGCGAAACAAGGAGTGGAAGATAAAATAAGTGAAGTCGCCTAATTTTAAATACAATGAAGATAACTTACTAGACGATACTTTTGAGTATATCAAGGGTACATATGGTCAACATTATGTCGGTAAGAAAGAGATTCAAACATTAGATGTTTGGGAATCTATGGGTATAGCAGAAGAGATGTGCTTAGGTACTATCGTTAAGTATGCTATGAGATATGGAAAGAAAGATGGTAAGAATAAAAAAGACTTACTAAAGATTATACATTATGCTATTCTAGCATTACATTATGGAGGACACGGTGAAACATATACTGAGCAAAACAAATGACTGTGAACTGACTGGAGTCCAGCATGGCGATAGTCAACCTAATGCAGTCGATCTAAGAGTAAAAAAGATCTTCGAAATCAATAAGAAGAGTCCTTTTATTATATCTGAAGAAGGTAAAACACATAGAGGATCTACAGAAGTACAACCTGACGAAGAAGGATGGTTTAATCTTGAAAGAGGTACTTATGAGATCATTATGGAAAATATAGTTAGTGTAGAAGAAGGATATGCTGGTTTTGTAATCACAAGATCAACATTAAACAGAAACGGATTATTTATTACAAGCGGACTATATGATAGTGGTTATCACGGAGTGATGGCTGGCTGTTTACATGTAAGAGTTGGTCCAGCTAAAATAAAAAAAGGAACTAGAGTTGGACAGTTTTTATTGTTTGAAGCAGAGACTTTATCAATGTATGACGGCAGCTATGGTATAGGTAAACAACATGATAACAAATATGGAGAAATAAGTGGAAGTTAGTATAGACATAAACGAATTGAAGAAAAGAAAAATCTTTGTAGCTAGTCCTATGTATGGTGGAATGTGTGGTGGTCAATATTGTAAGTCCACTGCTGATCTATCTGCACTTGGAACAAGATATGGTTTGGAGATATCTTTCTTTTATTTGTTCAACGAAAGTTTAATTACAAGAGCAAGAAATTATCTTGCAGATGAGTTTTTAAGATCAAAGGCAACACATCTAATGTTTATTGATAGTGATATTGGTTTTGATCCACAAGACGTTTTAGCGTTAGCTGCAATAGCTGAACCTGGATCAGATAAAGATATAGTATGTGGTCCTTATCCTAAGAAAACTATATCTTGGGAAAAGATTAAGAGAGCTGTTGATAGAGGTTTTGCTGATGAGAACCCTAACAAGTTAGAAAAGTATGTAGGTGATTATGTATTCAATCCTGTTGAAGGTGTAACTGAGATTAAGGTAAACGAACCAGCAGAAGTGTTAGAAGGTGGTACAGGTTTTATGATGATACAAAGATCTGCATTTGAAAAGTATGCAAAAGCATATCCTGAGTTGATGTATAAACCTGATCACATTAGAACTGCAAACTTTGATGGAACTAGAGAGATTATGTGTTTCTTTGATGCACTAATTGATCCTAAATCTAAAAGATATCTTTCTGAAGATTATATGTTCTGTCAGTGGGCAAGAAAGATTGGATTGAAGATCTGGATGTGTCCTTGGATGAGATTAACACACCAAGGTGCATATATGTTTGGAGGAAGTTTAATGGACTTAGCACAGATTGGTGCTGCCGCTACAGCTGATCCAGGTCAAATTGGAGGTAACAAAAAGGAGACCTTCAAGAAATAAATTATTGGAGTTATTATGAAATTAAGTGATAAGACTATTAAGGTTCTAAAGAATTTTAGTAGCATAAACCAGTCAATGTTATTCAGGACTGGTTCAATTATAAGAACAAAGAGTACTACAGATACTATAGCTGCTCAAGCTGTTGTTGAAGAAATGTTTCCATTTGAGTTTGGAATATATGACTTAAACCAATTCTTGAGTGTTACAAGTTTATTTGAAGACCCAGAGTTTGACTTTCAAGAAAACCATGTAACAATTAGTAGTGGTGATAGTTCTAGTAACTATTACTATACAGATAAAGATATGATTGTTGCACCTAAAGATATTACACCAGAGTTTCAGAAAGCGTTAGGTTTTAATCTAACTGAAAGTGATGTAAAAAGTTTAGTACAAGCTGCTAATGTTATGCAGCTACCTAATATAGTTATTGAAAGTAAATCTGATGAACAAGAAATAATTATAACAGCTAGAGATGGTAAGAATCCTACAAGTAATAATTTTACTAGAAAAGTAGGAGAGACTATGTTAAGTACTTCTTTCAAATATGTTTTATTAGTTGAAAACATAAAATTACTTCCACATAGTTATGATGTATCTATTATATCTGATCCAGGTATGGTAGTTGAGTTCTCAAGTAAGTACGATAAGATAAAGTATTGGGCTCCTGTAGAACAAGGAAGTAAGTTCAATGAATAATTTCCTTTGGACAGAAAAGTATAGACCTAGAAATATATCTAATACAATATTACCTGATGATCTAAAATCTACCTTTGATGATTTTATTAAGAATGGTATTCCTAATTTATTATTATCTGGTGGACCTGGAGTTGGTAAAACAACTACTGCTAAAGCTATGTTAGATCAAGTTGGATCCGATTATATGGTTATCAATGGAAGTATGAATGGTGGTATTGATACATTACGAAACGATATTAAGAGTTATGCAAGTACAGTAAGTTTAAATGGTAAACGAAAGTTTGTTATCTTAGATGAAGCTGATTATCTTAATCCACAAAGTACTCAACCTGCTTTAAGAAACTTTATGGAAGAGTATAGTAAGAACTGTGGATTTATTTTAACTGCAAACTATAAGAATAGAATTATTGAACCTTTACATAGTAGATGTAGTGTTATTGAGTTTATTATACACAAAGAAAATAAACCTGTACTAGCTAATAAGTTCTTGAAAAGAGTTCAAGATATACTTAAAGAAGAGAATGTAGAGTATGATAAGAAAGCTGTAGTAGAATTAATTATTAAACACTTTCCTGATTGGAGAAGAATAATAAACGAACTTCAAAGATATAGTACAAGTGGAAAGATAGATGCTGGTATCTTAACTCAGATGAGTGATGGATCCTTTAATACTTTGATACAAGCTCTAAAGAAAAAAGAATTTAATCAGATGAGAAAATGGGTGGCAGAGAACTTAGATAATGATCCAACAACAATATACAGAAAGTTGTATGATAGTTGTAATACGAATATGAAGGAGACAAGCATTCCTATTTTAGTTACAACTATAGCTGACTACCAATATAAAAGTGCATTCGTTGCTGATCAAGAAATAAATTTAGTTGCTTGTTTAACAGCGTTAATGATAGAATGTGAGTTTAAATAATGGTAAGAAAAGTAAAGTCATATATTACATCTGTCTTTGAACCTACTAAGAAAAGAACATCTATAGGTAGAGGAAAGATTAAGATGGCTAGTATGAATAAACATAAGAAGAGATCGTTTAAGAAATATAGGAGGCAAGGAAGATGAAGCCTTTTGATTTGATTAACAGTATTACATATAAAAAGAATATAGTAATGGATAGTAAAGCAGAAGAAGTATATAATCCTTTTATTACTAATAGAGCTTTATCTCAATTCGTTGACTGTATATTATTATCTAATGAGATGAATATGAGACATCATGTTGATAATAAATTACAATATGACTATTTAATAAATAGAATACGTCCCAAGAAGAGATTTAAGAAATGGGATAAGAAACAAGATAATGAAAACATAGAAATTATCAAGGAATATTATCGTTGTAATAATGATAAAGCGAGAGTTACTCTTTCTTTATTATCAGAACAACAATTAGACATTATTAAAAAGAAATTAAATAAAGGTGGTGTGAAATGACAATTGACACAGATAACATGATTGAAGTGAAACTTAATGAAGGTGATGACTTTCTCAAAGTCAGAGAGACTCTAACAAGGATTGGAGTTGCATCAAGAAAAGACAAGACCTTATATCAATCATGTCACATATTACATAAACAAGGAAGATACTTTATAGTACACTTCAAAGAGTTGTTTGCTCTTGATGGTAAGCCTTCTAACTTTTCAGATAGTGATATATCAAGAAGAAACACAATAGCAAATTTATTAGCAGAATGGGGTTTGTTAACTTTGGTTACTCCAGACTTATCAAAACAACCTGTTGCTCCTATAAGTCAGATTAAGGTCCTACCTTTCAAAGAAAAGGATCAATGGAACTTAACTGCAAAGTATAATATTGGTAAAAAGAATGGTGAAAAGGAGACTGTAAATGGCAACACAGCTTAACATAACTGGTTTAGATAAACCACAAGATAAAGAATTTTCTCTAGGTGATAATAAAATGACTAACAGTGGTACCTGGTCTAAAAGCCAAGGTGGTACTGAGAGAATGTTTGAAAGACTCAAAAAAGAGTTGGATCCAAAACTATTAGATAAGTTTCAAATAATTTGTAGTAGAGTTAGAGAGCTAGAAGATAAAGATAGAGTTTTGTGGCTACATGATTTATGGAATGATCCAGAGAAT